GTATCAACCAACTAATTTAAATCGCTCTAAGCGCTTGAAATTTAACCATTTATCTCAAGAAAGGCACAAAAATGGCACTAAAGGGTAAAATGATAGATATTAATGCAGATGGCTTTGTAGTTGGTGAATGCCACGGACGCGCTACAATATCCAATATGGAAGTCGAAGCGTTGAGAGTATTAAATGAGAATGGATTTAAGTATGTGTTTCTTGCCAAACTATTTCAATTTTCAGTACACACGATTGCGGCAATTTGCCAGTACAAACGCAGGACAAGTATGGCAGTGGCTCAGCGCAGAGTGTTAAGATCGAGGTCGAAGCAATGACAGTAAATGATTTTATTGCAGACCACGCAAAGTATTTCGATTTTACATTTTCAGTTCGGTCAGACTCAGGTGATTTTAGAATGAATGGGTATGCATTAAATGGTGAAATCATAAAGAACAAACTTAAAACTCATGCCCAAGTTCGGAAAGAGTTTCAACAGATGAGGAAGAAGTTAAATGAAAAAGCTCACACTTAAACAGGAAAACTTTTGCCTCGCTTATATTGAAACAGGTAACGCTTCGGAGGCTTACCGCAGGGCTTATGATGTAAGTAAAATGAAACCAGCTTCAATTAATCGTATGGCCAAAGATGTAATCGATAACATCAATATATCCTCAAGAATCGCAGAATTAAGAAAACCTATCCTTGATAAGCACAATATAACCCAAGAGCGCGTGATTGCTGAGCTATCTAAAATAGCATTTTTTGATATTAGAAAACTAGTAGACGCTGATGGTAATCCTGTGCCAATTAATCTGTTAGATGACGATAGCGCGGCGGCCATTAATGGTTTGAAGGTAAGACGTGAGAAAACAAGCATTGAAGTTAAAGATGATGGTGCAGAAAAGACTGATGAAACTACGGCCTCAGATGTGATGGAATACAAAATATCAGATAAGAACACAGCATTAACGCTGGCCATGCGCCACCTTGGAATACTCAATGATAAGGTTGTATTGCAAATTAATGATGGATTAGCCAACAAGGTAGAACGATCTAAGTCAAAGTTACATGTCGCAGATCAATGACGAAATAATAGATATAGCGGCCTCATGCCAGTATAAGCCTGCGTTGTGGCTCAATGTCGCATATGATTGGGGCTATGGTGAACTCAAGAAATATAATGGTGCGAGAGCCTGGCAGGTCGATACAGCACAGATTATTCAGGATCATCTACTCAATTCTGAGACGCGCTATCAACCATGTAATATTGCTGTGGCTTCAGGCCATGGTATTGGTAAATCAGCATTTATTGGGATGATTGCTAATTGGGCATTGTCTACCTGTGACGACTGCAAAGTGGTAATTACAGCCAACACTGACACGCAACTCCGCACTAAGACTAGCCCTGAAGTGGGCAAGTGGCAAAGGCTCAGTCTCACATCAGCATGGTGGGATGTGATGAGTACAAGCGTGGCCAGTAAAGACAAGGAACATGAAAAAGTATGGCGTGCTGACTTTGTGCCATGGTCAGAGAACAACACAGAGGCCTTCGCTGGGCTACACAATAAGGGCAAGCGCATCGTTTTAATATTCGATGAAGCCTCAGCTATTGCCGACAAGGTTTGGGAAGTGGCAGAGGGCGCTATGACAGACGAGGACACAGAGATTATTTGGATTGTGTTCGGTAACCCAACTCGTAACGTGGGTAGATTTAGAGATTGTTTCACTAGATTGAGGCATCGTTGGCATAACAGACAGATCGATAGCCGCGATGTAGAAGGCACCAATAAAGTTCAGATCGATAAATGGATCGAAGATTATGGTGTAGACTCAGACTTTGTTAAAGTACGTGTTCGGGGGATGTTTCCATCTATGTCAGCTAAACAATTCATATCAGTCACGGACGTTGATGCGGCCTATGGTAAGCATATTCGTGATGAGCAATATACCTTTGCGCCTAAGATTATCACTTGCGATCCTGCATGGGAAGGCGATGATGAGCTGGTCATTGGTATGCGCCAAGGCCTTATGTTCAAGATTATGCGAGTCATTCCTAAAAACGACAACGATATAGATATTGCGACAATACTGGCTCACATTGAAGATGAAGAACAGGCTGACGCTGTATTTGTAGATGGTGGTTATGGTACTGGCATTATCAGCGCCGGGCGCACTATGAACAGAGATTGGGTGATTGTATGGTTTTCATCTGAGTCAACTGACCCTGGATGTCTGAACAAACGCGCTCAAATGTGGAATGAGTCAAAGAAATGGCTCAAAGAAGGCGGATCTATACCTGAAGATCTAGTGCTGTACCAAGATTTAATTGGCCCTGAGACAGTATCAAGGCTAGATGGCAAGATACAGTTAGAAAGCAAATCAGATATGAAGAAACGTGGATTACCATCCCCAGGACGTGGCGATGCACTAGCTTTATCTTTTGCTTATCCTGTTCAGAAGAAGATGCTATACGACAATAGAAGCAGAACATCACCACTTAAACACGATCCATACTCATTAATTTAGGGGAACACAATGGCATTAATCGTTATGACAATTCAAGACACAGAAGAAGGCACATCAATCTCAATGGTGATAGAGCCTGCCTTTGATCTAAACGGATCAGAACACTCTACACCTGCACAAAATATGGTAGTAGAAATGCTCCAAGTAGTTTCTAAAGAACAATCTATCGCAATGCCCTCTTAATAGGTACATAGCGCAATTTATTTCGGTTATTTTAGCGTATGGCTGAAATTAGATTATCTACGTTTAACGAAATAGAATCATGTAAAGAACTGGTTGGACTGATCGAAGAGTACGCCTTAGAGTGTGCTATCGATGGTTTACCTGAGCCACGCGGAAGTATGGCAACTTACAAGGTAATGGAAGCCATGGGCGCACTAATTCCAATTGGTGTGTTTGACGGTGTAAAACTTGTGGGGTTTCTAGGCGTATTAGTTTATGAAGTGCCACACTATGGTAAGAAGATGGGCGTAGTTGAATCGTTCTTTATCACCAAATCATACCGTGTTGGTGGGCTAGGCTTCAGGTTAATCAAGTTCGCTGAGCAACTCGCAAAAGATCAGGGTGCTTTAGGCATTCTGTTTAGCGCACCGATTGGCGGTGCATTGGATTCAGTGATGGGCAAAATAGGCTATAAGCCAGTAAGCCGCATTCACTTTAAGGCTTTTGTATGAACATGATCACATCAATGGATGAGGCCTGTATAGCTAGAGTATACGAAGTTGAAAAGGTTTTGCTTACAATGAAGCAGGCTGAGGTGGTCACAGACCATTTAATCCACAGCGGAATGTACGCTAGAACAATATCGATGCAACCTGATCAATTGCTTACAGGCGCATTGATTAAAATCGATACTATGCTAATCATTAATGGTGATGTAAGTATGTCAATTAATGGAAAGATGGAAAGATACACAGGATATGTGGTAATAGCGGCGATGGCTGGGCGTAAACAAGTTTTCTTAGCGCATGAGTACACTACCATCACAATGCTGTTTAAAACAAACAGCACAGATGTAGAGGCAATAGAACAAGAGTTTACGGACGAAGCAGATCGCTTAATGTCGCGTAGTGGCAAAAACATAATTCGGATAAGTGGGGTTTAATATGTCAGGTGCAATCGCAACAGCAATTGGTACAGCAGTAGCAGGAAGTTTTGCCAGTTCATTAATTGGTGGTTGGTTTGCTCCTGACACACCAACACCACCAACACCAACTGATGTGCCGAAGCCGCAATACGCATCTACACCCGATGCTCAAGCAACAAGGGCTTCAATGAATAATAGTGGCGGAGCTGGTGGATCGCCAACAGCCGGTGGTTCATTGCTTACTGGGGCTTCGGGCGTTGATCCTAAGGATTTAAAACTAGGTAAAAATCAATTATTAGGCGCATAGTGGATACAGCGCAAACAGAGTTACAGCTTTACGCTAAAAGGCTAGGCCACCTTAAGGTAGAGCGTGCTAGTTGGAACGCTCACTGGCAAGAAATATCACGCTTCATTCTCCCTCGTGCAGGGCGTTTCTTTATTCAAGACCGCAACAAAGGCATGCGCCGCCATAATGAAATACTAGACTCAACTGGTACTAGGGCATTACGCACCATGGCCGCTGGGATGATGGCAGGTATGACTTCACCGGCACGCCCATGGTTTAGATTAGGCACAAGCAATAAAGAATTAAGCAAGAATCAAAACGTTAAACTGTGGCTCAGCAATGCGACATCTGTGATGCTAGACGTATTTCAGAAGTCCAACACTTACAGAACATTGCACACGATGTATGAAGAGCTTGGATCGTTCGGCACAGCGGCTACAATCGTATTAGATGACTTTGAAGATGTAATTCGTTTTTACCCTTTGACATGTGGCGAATACTACCTTGGTGCCAATTGGTCGGGTGAAATTGACACGTTGTACCGTGAGTTTCAAAAGACTGTGGGTGAGATAGTAGAAGAATTCGGAATTGATGCAGTGTCAGCTTCGGTTAAGTCGATGTATGACCGTGGTGAGCTTGAGCAATGGGTAGGGATAGTTCATGTAATTGAGCCGCGTACCGCTCGTGATCCTACTAAAGTAGACGCACAGAACATGGCATGGAAGTCATGCTATTACGAACTAGGTAGGACTGATCAAAAGCCTTTGCGTGAGAGTGGGCATAAACGATTTAGATGTTTGGCACCACGTTGGCAAGTAGCAGGCGGTGACGTATATGGTAACTCTCCAGGCATGGAAGCTTTGGGAGATATCAAGCAACTACAGCATGAGCAATTGCGTAAGGGTCAAGGCATTGACTACATGACCAACCCTCCATTGCAAGTGCCTACCAATTTAAAGAACAAAGATGTAGAGCGTTTCCCCGGTGGAGTAACGTTTTACGATAACACAGGTGGCCCACAATCAGGCATTAAAACGATGTTTGATGTAAGGTTGGACTTAGGGCATCTACTCGCTGATATCCAAGACGTACGGAGCCGCATTAATGCTACATTCTATGCTGACATGTTCTTAATGCTATCGAATGAAGGCATGCAAGGTAAGATGACTGCGACTGAAGTAGCTGAGCGCCATGAAGAAAAGATGTTGATGCTTGGCCCTGTGGTTGAGCGTTTACAGAATGAACTATTAAAACCGCTGATTGACTTAACGTTTGATCGCATGCTTGAGACAAAAATCATCCCACCACCTCCACAAGAGTTGCACGGGATTGAGCTAGATGTTGAGTTTGTATCAATGCTGGCACAGGCTCAAAAGGCTATTCAAGTTAACGGCATCGATCGCTTTGTAGGTTCAATGGGCGCAGTGGCTCAGTTTAAACCGGCAATCTTAGATAAGTTTGATGAAGACGCTTATGCAGATATCTATGCAGAGGATTTGAGTATTGATCCACGATTGATCAGGGCTGAAGAAAACGTATTGGCAATGAGACAGCAACGCGCACAACAGCAAGCCGCCGCACAGAAACTAGCCGCAATGAACTCGATGGCAGACACTGCTCAGAAGGTGGGCGTAGGTGTACAGCAACAACCTGGACAATCAGGTGGTAATCTTTCAGAAATGTTTAGTGGATAATTAGGAGAACACTATGGCCTCACCAACGCAAATGCCGTTTAATAACCAAACGGCTGACTATACCCCGATTAATCAGGTGATAGCAGTTACACCAAGTGATGTAACAGACTTACAGTTTTTAGGGCAACCAATGCCAAGCCGCGCTATGTGGTGTAATGGTACTGGTAACCTTACATTCGATGACTCACAAGGTAATACAGTGACTCTTGCTATTTCAGTAACTCAGGCAGGCACAATTATTTGGATTCGTGCTAAACGGATTCGGGCAACATTAACCACAGTCACGGGAATTTTCGCACTTTACTAAGGAGATTTATTATGAAAATGACAAACACAGGCAACAGCACTGGCACTAAATCAACCGATATGCCAAACATGCAACAACAAACAAACAGTAAGATGATTATGCCTAAGGCATCATTCGCTTGCGCAGACAACTCAGTTAAGGGTCAATCAATGACGAGCAATCCTCAATCTGCATCTATAACTAGCAACTTAGCAAGCCCATCTGTATCTAAATTTACAGCGGCTATTGCTAAAGCAGACAACTCTGTGAAAGGCTAATCATGGCACTCGTATCAATGAATACAGGGGACGCTCGGGCATTAGAGTCCTACACACCTGACAATTGCCCTTGTATTTATTTGAACGATGACCAATGTGAAGCGCTAGGCATTACAACTCCGCCTGCCGCTGGTGCTACGATCATGCTTACTTGCCGTGCTGAGATTAAATCAGTGACGCAAGAAGTTGAAAGTGATGGGGATGATACAGGTAATGACGTGATGATGACATTACGAATTACTGATATGGAAATTAACAACGCGCCATCAAGCTCTAGCGGATCACTTTACGATTAATAGTCTATAAACAACATAACAACTAACAACCACCTACGGGTGGTTTTTTATTAATTAAAGCTAATCCCATGATAATGGGTACATAGCGCACAAAAACTCATTTATATTCCACATTATGGATGAAATTGACCAAGTAGAAAAACTGCGTAAGAGATCTAATTTACAGAAAAGTAAAGAAGAGCAACAGGATTTTAAATGGTTAATGGAATCAAAACAGGGGCGCAGAGTAGCGCGATGGATTCTTGATAAAGCAGGGATTCACCGCACTACATTCAGAACTAATTCTGAAATGCCTTTTTTGGAGGGCCAACGTAATCTAGGGCTCATGCTTATGAGCGCGATTTCGCAACACAACCCTACCGGTTTTATCTTAATGTTACAGGAACAATTAGATGACGACAGAATCAGCAGTACCAGCAACGACCGCAACAACGACAAGTGAGGTTACAACTGGAGCAACAACTGATGCACCCGTTACTGAAACGACAAGTGCGCCAGCGGAAGTAAAGGTCGAGGCAACAACTACGGAACCCGTGAAAACGGAGCCAGTAATTAAAGCCCCTGAGAAATACGAATTTAAGGCACCAGAAGGATCAATGATTGGTACTGAGGTACTAGGATCATTTGAAACAATGGCACGCGAGTTCGATTTGACACAGGATCAGGCTCAAAAACTGATAACTGATGTAACGCCATTATTGGCGAAACAACAGCAAGCTCGTTTAGTAGAAATTGCTAATGGCTGGGCGGCAGAATCAAAGGCAGACAAAGAGATTGGTGGCGATAAGTTTGATGCAAACATGGCCATTGCACTTAAGTCTGTTGATACATTCGGTACGCCAGGACTTAAAGAACTTCTAAAAACCAGTGGCTTAGGCGCTAACCCTGATGTACTTAAATTCTTGTACAAGGTTGGCACGAAGCTGAGTGAAGACACACATGTATCGAGCGGTCGTAGACCGTCTGAGGGCAAGGGTGGTAACTATAAACCTAACTCGCTCTACAATGAAGACGGGTCATCTGCGTCCTAATTAAATTTATTTAAGGAGTAATATTAAATGGCAACCCTATCAAGCAATTTATTAACGTTAGCCGATTGGGCAAAACGTTTGGATCCAGACGGCAAAGTACCTTTAGTCGCGGAACTTTTAACACAATCAAATGAAATTTTGGAAGACGCGGTTTTTGGTGAAGGCAACTTGCCTACTGGCCACCGTGTTGTAATCCGTACAGGTTTACCTAACGTTTACTGGCGTTCGATCAACCAAGGTATCCCAACAAGCAAATCAACAACTGTTCAAGTTGATGAGTCTGTGGGTATGTTGGAAGCTTACGCTCGTGTTGACGTGGACTTGGCTAAATTGAATGGCAACATTGGCGCATTCCGTGAATCAGAGGACTCAGCATTCTTGGAAGCAATGAACCAAACTCAAGCGGCTACATTGTTCTACGGTAACCCAGCAACAGATCCACGCCAATACTTAGGCTTGGCTCCACGTTATTCTTTATCAACAGCTGGTAATGGTAACAACATTATCAAAGGAGGCGGCTCTGGTTCAGTGAATACCTCAGTATGGCTAGTTGTTTGGGGTGACAATCAAGTGTTCTGCCCATTCCCAAAAGGTTCAATGGCAGGCATCTTGCGTGAAGACCAAGGTCAATTGACTGTATATGATGCTTCACAAAACCCGTTCCAAGCTTACCAAACTCACTACCAATGGAAAAATGGCCTAGTAGTTAAAGATTGGCGTTATGTTGTTCGTATCTGCAACATTGATACAACCAACTTAGTAGCCAATGCTGGTTCACAAGCAGACTTGATCACATTGATGAGCCGTGCTTTAGACCGTGTGCCTAACCTCACAGTTGGCCGTGCCGCCTTCTACATGAACCGCACTGTTTATTCATTGCTCCGTGTACAAGCTTTGGCTAAATCAAACTATGCTTTAGCAGTTATGCAAGGCTTAAACCAATTTGGCACACCAACTTCATGGCTTTCTTTTGAAGGTGTTCCATTACGCCGTGTTGATCAGCTTCTCAACACCGAAGCTACTGTGTCTTAAGGAGAATAAAATGATTTTAGACAGCAACTTAGTATTATCAGGCTCAGTATCAGGCAACACATGGACGGGCCAAACCGTAACAGGCACAAATACATCTGTGCTTTCTACTAACACTATCGATTTAGCACCAAATACAATCGGTGGTAACCAACCTTCTGACTTTGGTCAAGGTGAGTCAACAGAGGTTTTGATTGAAACGATCATCGCGGCTTCAGGCGGTACATCAGTTCAATTCCAATTGATCGAGGCAGATGATGCGGCATTGACAGTTAACGTGCAAGTAATTGTACAAACAGATGCAATTGCAGTGGCAACCTTGGTAGCTGGTACAATCGTTCCTTTACATTACGATCGTGCCGCGCCTTATCAAGCACGCCGTTACATTGGTTTACGTTATCAATTGGTAGGTATTGTAGCCGCAGGTTCGTATGTAGCTACTATCGTAAAAAATATTCAAGACGTAAAGAATATCTTCTACGCTTCAGGCTTCGCAATCAAATAAGGAAATGTAAATGGCTAAAGTTATTGTTTTGGAAACCTCTTTCATCGACAACGCTATTCAAGTGCCGGGAACTGTGCTTGAAAACTACGAAGGTGAAATTGGCCCTAATCTTCAACTTGCAAAAGGAAGTGATGAGCAGGTACTAAAAGCGGCAACACAAGCGGCGCAATTAGCCGCTGATGATGGTGTCGCAGGCGCTCTAGCTTCACAAGGGAAATAAATGTACTAATGGGATAGGGGCAACTCTATCCCACTTCTTTAGGGGTTCCTATGGCTTCTTACGTTGATATTTCAAATGCCGCATTAGCACATCTAGGGGACTCAGCAACAGTATCAAGCATCGATCCCCCTGAGGGTTCTGCACAGGCTCAGCATTGTGCTAGATTCATGCCTATGGCTCGTGATGCTTTACTAGAAATGCATCCATGGAGTTTCTCTACAAAGCGCGTGGCTCTTCAGTTATTAAACGAATCATCACCAATATGGCTTTACACTTACGCTGTTCCATCTGACTTGTTAAATGCCTTGGCTGTGATTGACTCTACAGCTCAAGACGACTACACAAACATAGTCACACCAGCATTTAATACGCCTTATACTTCAGCAAATCAAGTGGGTAATTACACGCCTCAGCCTTATGTGCTTGAAACAGATTCTTCAGGTGCTGACATATTGCTGACTAATTTACCAAATGCATGGCTACGTTATACCGCATACGTTAATGATCCAACTAAATTCTCACCTTTATTCACAAGGGCATTGGAATGGTTGCTTGCATCTTACCTTGGTGGGCCACTGATTAAAGGCGATTCAGGCAGACAAGCAACATCTGATGCATACAAAATGTTCTATTCAATATTCAAAGAGGGTGTAGAGTCTGATGCTAATCAGCGCAGAACGACATCCCCACAAGTGGTGCAGTGGATTGCTGATAGATGAGTACAAAAACCACCTCTCGTTCATTCTCCGGTGGAGAAATAACGCCTGAAGCATGGGGCAGAATTGACTTAGCTAAATATCAAAACGGTTTGGCCACAAGTCGCAACATGGTAATCACACCACATGGCCCAGCAATCAATCGTGCAGGTACAAAATTCATCAAAGAAGTAAAAGATTCTACTAAGAAGTCTGTTCTTATTCCATTTACTTATAACAATGCTCAGACATTTGCGATAGAGATAGCTCAGGGCTATTTCAGATGGTTCACACAAGGCTCTTATCTGTTAGCAGGATCACCTGCGGCTTATAGCGGAGCAACAACTTACGCTATTGGTGATTTAGTTGTAAGTAGCGCGGTTAATTATTACAGTCTACGGGCAGGAAACATTGCTAATACCCCTGTTTCAAGTCCTACATTTTGGTATGCGATGCCTGCAGACGGAACTTATGAGATACCAAACTCATATGCTGAAGCAGATCTACCATCACTTCATTATGCACAAAATGCAGACATCATTACATTGGTTCATTCTAACTATGCGCCGGCTGAATTAAAACGTTATGGCGCGACAAATTGGCAACTTGTTACCATTAATTTTGCTCCATTGTTATCTGCTCCTACAGCGGTAACAGCGACAGCTACACTAACAGGCACAACAGTCTATCAATATATTGTAACTGCGATAGCAACAAGTACGCTTGAAGAAACCGTTCAATCTACGTCTGCTTTATCAGGAACAGCTTTTGTTATTAATGCATTTACCAAAGCAAACCCTGGTGTTGGAACAACAACCGATTCTCATGGATTTGCTGTAAATGATCCAGTATTTATTACTGGCATTGTTGGGATGACCCAAGTTAGTGGATTTTATTTAATAAATACTGTGCCTATCGTAACTACATTTACTTTAAAAGATTTACTCGGTAATCCGATTGATACAACAGGATTTAGCACATATACAAGTGGCGGCATTATTGTACTAGCGGCTATTAAAAATGATCTTACCGTTGTTGGACACTTTAATACAATAACATGGGCAAACCAAGCATCTGCAGTTCGTTTTAACATTTATAAATATATTAATGGCTTGTGGGGATATATTGGCCAAGCGGCAGGTACGTCTTTTGTGGATAATAATATTACACCTAACATAGGTATTACACCTCCATTATTTGATGTAACTTTTGCGAGTACAGGAAATTACCCAGCGGCATGTTCTTATTTTGAGCAACGTAGATGCTTTGCAGGAACGAACAACCAACCACAAAATCTATGGATGACACGATCAGGCACAGACTCTAACGTTGGCTATACCATTCCATCAGCTTCAGCTGATGCGATACGGGTTAAAGTAGCGGCGCTAAAAGCCTCACAAATTCAACACATCGTGCCTTTGAGCAATATGTTGATGTTGACACAAAGCGGTGAGTGGCGTGTAACATCAGTTAACTCTGATGCGATTACCCCAAGCTCAATTTCTATCAGGCCTCAATCTTACATTGGATCTAACTATGCAACACCTCAAGTTGTTGGCAACTCTGTATTGTATGCTCAGGCCAACGGAGGAAGAATACGTGAGATGTCTTACAACTGGCAGGTTCAGAGCTTCTTAACAAATGACATTTCAATACTTGCACCACATCTATTTGATTTTAATACAATTGTATCAATGGCGTTTAGCCGTGCTATATACCCTATTGTTTGGGCGGTAAGCTCTAATGGTAAATTGTTAGGGATGACATACGTTCCTGAGCAACAAGTAGCGGCATGGCACCAACATGACACCACGAATGGGCTATTTGAGTCTGTTTGTACAGTGACTGAAAATGGTGAAGACGTTGTTTATGTGATTGTTAAACGCATTATTAACGGCGTTATAAAGCGTTATGTTGAAGTTATTCAATCAAGACAATTTACCACATTAAGCAATGCTTATTTTGTGGATTGCGGATCAACCTATAACGGCGTAGCAACAACGACTATTACAGGTCTAACATGGCTAGAAGGTCAGACTGTAAATATACTTGCTGATGGTGCTGTGCATCCACAACGCATTGTAACAGGTGGGTCTATCACATTAGATCAAGCGGCTAGTGTAGTGCAGGTTGGACTACCTATTACAGCAGATATTAAAACACTGCCACCCTCAGTGCAAATGCCTGATTTTTCTTGGGGACGTCCAAAGAATGTAAACCGTGTATGGCTTCGCGTATTATCATCTAGCGGTATCAAGGTAGGGCCTGACTTTAATAGTTTAGTGCAGGCCAAGGTGAGAACTAATGAACTTTACGGGACACCCCCTGCTTTGATAACTGACGAAATAGAAGTAGTATTGGATAATCAATGGTCGACAAGTGGTATAGTCGTTATTAGGCAAGATGATCCACTGCCATTAACGCTTATTTCACTTACATTAGAAATGGCAATCGGGGGTTAGTATGAATTTATTTGGGATTGATATAGGTAAAGTATTTGACGATAACGCTGGTATTTTCATGGAAGGTGCTGGCGCTGGGTTTAAAGCCTTTGGTGCTTCACAAGACGCATCCAATCAAAAAACAATGTTGCAATTTCAATCACAAATTGATAATACCAATGCAAAAGTAGCAGACTATCAAGCAAGTTCAGCGCTCAGAAAAGGACAAACTGATGCAGGTACAGTTTATCTTAAAGGCGCTCAAATCAAGAGTGATCAAAAAACTTCCTTTGCCGCTAATGGTATCGATGTTAACTCTGCCTCAGCACTAGATAATTATGCAACTACAGATTACATGGCAGGCCGCGATGCCGCAATGGTTAAGACTAATGCGCAATTACAGGCTTGGGGATTTTCACAGCAGGCCGCAAATTTAAGGGATAACGCATTGTTTACTTCTTCCGCCGCAAATGCTATTAACCCAACAATGTCAGGGATTATTTCTCTCATAGGAAATGCTACGCCAGTGGCTAAATCTATATACGAGAAATATAAAAGTACAA